CTGAGGATCCAGTCCGTGTTCCAGGGCAAAGACGGGCAGGTCCGGGACTCCACGTCCCCGGACCGGGTTGCGTTGCCTGTGCGGGATCGGGCCGGACATTTGCGGAATATCCGGCTGTACAAGCCCGGGGCCAAGGTGCGCAAGATCATGTCCTGGGGTAAGGGATTCGGCAAAAACAGGCTGTTCCCCCCGGCTCCCCTATATGACGGGCAGGTCATCCTGTGCGAGGGCGAATCAGACACCCTGTGCGCCCTGTCGCAGGGGCTGAACGCCATCACCCAGACCGGAAAGCCCAACAAATGGGACAAGGATCAGATCGAGGCCCTGCGGGGTCGTGACGTGATCATTGCCTATGATGCCGATCAACCCGGCCAGAGATACGCGGCCAAGGCTGCCGACAACCTGGTGACCGCGGCCAAATCGATACGGCTGCTGGAATGGCCGCACTTCATGGGAAGGCTGGAGGATGGCTGGTGGCCCAAGGATGGCGGGCAGGACCTGACGGACTTCTTTGTACGGCACAAGAAGACGGCCAAGGACTTTCAGGAGCTGGTTTTGCAGGCCAGGGAGCAGGACAACCCCAAACCGCCCCAGGAAGACTCCGGGGCCATGGAATTTTTTGTCAGGGGGCTGAATGGGCGGCTGTCGTTCAAGCCCAGGCTGTTGGCTGACAAGCTGATCCAGGACGTGCCCATCCTTCACGACCCGGATACCGGGCAGGTCTACCGGTGGAACAACAAGTTCTGGGAACCCTACAATATCGACCACATCAAAAGGCTGGCCGTGCTGGCCCTGGGGACGGAAGCCGACCAGGGAAGGGTAAACGATGCCACCTTCCAGGCGCGTGTACTGTCGAACATTCCATCGGGCCGTGCGGTCAACGACATGGATGACTGGCTGTGTCTGGAAAACGGGATGTTGAACATCACCACGGGTGATTTCAAGCCGCACGAGAAAGACTACTACGCGACCATCGCGCTGGACGTGGAGTACAACCCCAAGAGCGGGAAGGTGTGCAACCGATGGATGCAATTCCTCGATGAGACCATCCAGACGCCTGAGGTTATCGATTTTCTGCAGGAGTTTTTCGGGTATTGCCTGACACGGTCCACGGCGTTTGGCATTGCCCTTTTCTTGTTGGGCCCTGGCTCTGATGGCAAATCCGTGATGCTGAAAATTTTGCGCGCTCTGGTTGGGGCCGCGAACTGCTCGGCCGTTGCCCTGGCCGATCTGGAAGACCAATTCCATAGGGCGAGCCTGTATAACAAGCTTGTTAACATCTCAACGGAAACAGGCGCCAAGGCCGTTGAATCGCCGTACTTCAAGGCCATAGTGACTGGCGACACCATATCTGCATCGTATAAGCACCAACAGCCATTCGAGTTTGATCCAGTCTGCAAGCAGATCTTTGCAGGCAACCAGACGCCCAGGGTGCGGGATAACTCATACGGGCTGCTGAGGCGGCTCAAGATCATCAGGTTCAAGCAGCAATTTGTTGGGGATAAGATCGACAGAAACTTGGTGGACACGCTGGTTGGAGAACTCTCGGAGATTTTTTCATGGGCGTTGGCCGGGCTGTTCCGCCTGCTTGACCAAGGGCACTTTACTGAGTCGCGAGAGCTGGACATCGAGGAGATGTCCTTCAAGCGGGCGAACAACCCTATTCTTTGCTTCATCGAGGACTGTTGCGCGACTGGAGATGGATACTCGTGCATCAAGGACGACCTGTTCAAGGAATACAAGTCGTTTTGTTCAACAAACGGATATAGCCCGCGGAACAAGGAAAACTTTTTCAGAGAATTGCAGATGGCCCAGGCCAACCTGTCTCAGCGCCGGCCCAGAGAACACGGGAAGCGCGTTTATAGGCTGGATGGTATTCAGGTCGTTTCGGAGCCGATGAATGTCTAGTTTTGCCGCACACTCGATCCCCTGCACCCCTGTTGGGACTGGGCGCACGTCATGTATGGCGGGTGTCCGAAACGTGCACGATGAGGTCGGCATGATGGATGTTTGGGAGATTCGTGGTCCGGGTGCGGTCCGGGCAAACAGGTTTCACCCGGACCACGGATCTCCAATGATTTCAATAGGCGGTCCGGGTGGTCCGGGTGGTCCGGGTGAATTTGATTTATTGCGTACGCGCGTACGCACATGCGCGCGTTATGATTCCCTGACAAGGTTTTTTGGTTTTGTAAAAAAATACCCGGACCACCCGGACCGAGCTAGTAACCATGCGGGTTTCAGCCCGGACCACCACCCGGACCGCACCCGGACCACCCGGACCACCACGGGGGCAGTATGAGTTTCGAGATCCTTGCAGGAAAGTATGGGAGTCGAGGCTGCGCAAAGGATGCGCAGCTCGAGGAGGTCCCTGTTGCTACTCCTGCCGACGATGTTGCCCCGGTCGAACCCATGCCTGAAATCACGTGGAGAGACAGCGAAAAGGTTGTCGAGCTCAGCGAGTACGTGAAGAGAAATAAAAGCATGGGCATTCGGATCTGCATGATCGACGACACCCCGGGCATCCGGTTCGATCCGCCCTTGGCTCGGCCAGAGGCCGGGGATGCAGCCCGCCGCCGATGGGAGATATCGGCACGGGCCGAGGAACTGTACCACGTCGCATTTGAGGATCTGACCGCCCTGATCGAAATGGGCCTGATGACTTTGCCCGAAGCCGGACCGCTCGCCGAGAAAAGGTAGGTTCTTTCGGGGCCCCTCACCGTAGGGGTCGACACGAGCGCAAGACTTGCGCGGGTGAGGGCGGAAAATTATTTTAGCATTTTAGCATTCGTGCAATTTCAAGGGGTTGTGCCGGAAACCCGGCCCGCCACAAGTGCTGTAAAGAAGGAAAAGCGAGGTCTATTACGTGGGTGTAAAAAGTAATACCGAACCGAAAAGTGGTAACACCGAAAAGGATCAACCTACCGTATTTGAAAATGCGTTTCAGGTGTTCAAATATTTGACAGAATCCGGATACAAAGTGGCTCGGCAAACAGTCACGAACCACATCAACGATGGCAAGTTGAAACCTCGGCGCGGTGGTGGATTTTCCGTCTTGAGCGTGCATCGATATGCTCGCGATTTTTTGGGCAAGAAAATAGATGCCAGTCGAGAGCTAGATCTCCCCCTGGGCGAGGCCCAAGAGCCGGGCGGTTACCAGGAGGCTCGGGTTAAAGCCGATGCCGAACTGAAACAGGTCCAGGCTCGGCGCAACGAATTCTTGTACGAGCGGGAGAAGGGGCGCTATGTGCGGACCGACACCGTGGGCCGGGAGCTGGCCGACAGGGCCCAGGCGCTCAGGCTGCATCTGGCGAATTGGATTCAGGAGGTTTCTGGGGATGTGGCCGCTATCTTTGGCGGCGATGATCAGCGATCCAAGGAACTGGTCGCCCTAGTGGAGGGTGACGAGACCAAGGCTCAGGAGCTGGCCGGATGGATGTTTTCCAGATCATCCGAACTGGTGGCCATGTTTCGTCAGCGGCTCAAGGATGCTCTGAGCTCCTACGCCCAGGGGGCCTGGTTCACCGACGACATGGCGTCCGCCTGGGAATCCTATCTGGCCGGCATCGACGATGATGCCGAAAAGATCACCCTCGAGGCCATCGACCTGGTCAACGGGGATCCCGCCCTGGTCGACAATCTGCGCACTCGGTTCATCCTTTCCAGGAGGGATGACTGATGTCCTACCTGCCGCCTCCGTTTACTCTTCTGCCCGGTGAGATTCAGGTCCTGGAATCCAGGCCCCGCGTCTCCACTGCCGAATGGGCTGAAAAGAACTTCCGGATCGTGGCCGGTCCCTATGCGGGTCAGTATTTTCAGCACAATCTGGCCCCGTATGCAAAGGGCATCATGGATATGTGGGACCGTCCATGCGTGCGGAAAATCTTCATTGTCGCACCGTCCCAGACCACCAAGACCTCTATTGGGTACGCATGTGTTGCCGCTGACATTTGGCGTGACCCTGCATCTGCCGGCATCGGCATGCCCGACGAAAAGGCCGCGGCCAGGATCTTCGAGGAAAAGCTTGGCAAGCATTATTTGAAATCACCCATGCTCAGAAAGGATTTGATCCCGGACAAGCAGGCCATTCAGAAGACCAAGCTTTTGCTCAAGGGGGCCACCATCTACGGGCTTTGGTCGGGCTCGGAATCGTCCATGTCTTCGGTATCGCTGCGTGTTCTCATGATCGACGAGGAAGACGCCAACATGGATAAGTCCTCTGTCTCCACCATGGAGGAGCGGACCATCTCGTACCAGCACGATTCCAAGATCATCCGGGTATCGAAGCCTCGTGGCACCGAAGACGAGGGCACTATCTGGAAGGACATGAAAAACCAGTCCCAGGCAATCTACCAGTTCAAGGCCGTGTGCCCTGCCTGCCGGACCGCCCAGATCATGATCAAGGATCGGATCAGGGTTCCTGAAGGCATACGAGATGCCAAGGAGATCCTGCACAAGAAGCTCGCATGGTACGAGTGCGAGTGCTGCGGGTATCAGTGGAACGATCACATCCGCAATCTCGCAGTCGCCGGTGGCCATTGGTGGACGGAAACACCAGTGTCCAACCCGGAAACAGTGGGATTCCACTTGCCGTCCTGGGTATCCCGGTACGTCTCCTTGTCCAAGGTCGCACACGATTGGTTCCTTGCCCACCAGGCAGGGACCCCGGGGCAGCTGACCAGGTTCGACAACAACCACAAGGCCATGCCCGGCAAGGTGGTCAGCGTGCAGACCGATGAGGACCGCGTCCGCGACATGGTCCGCCCGGACTGTCCGCCCATGATCGTCCCATCCGAAGCCGTGGCCCTGACCATGGGCATCGATGTCCAGATGCTCGGATTCTATTACGTGGTCCGCGCCTGGGCCAAGTCCGGGGAATCCTGGTTGGTGGAATATGGCTGGTTGGATTCGTGGGGCGACATCGAGCGCGTAGTCTTTGAAACCACATGGCCCGTGGATGGGATGGATGAGCAGATGGGAATCTGGCGCGCCG